ATAACGGGAAACTTGCCATCTATCTATAAGTTTTTCTTATGGCAATATTCTACTTGTTGTAGTTGTTAATCTCAAGCAAAAGAGCTGTTTCAAGCGCTATATGTCTGATGTTCTCCCTCACTTCCTCGCACTGATGCTCAGGAATGTCAGCGAAGGAAACCAAAAGGAAGGCAAGAGGTTTGTCAACACCTTCAATCACGCACGCTGCAAAATGCTCCGTACCGTTCGACATCATCTTGTAGTATAGTCCCCTGTCGATTGACTTTATCTGTTCTGTGTCTCCACACCAATAGCCCACTTCAAAAAGATGGTTTGCAAACGGCATCAGGCTCAGCTGTGTCTCCTGATACTGTGAAGCCACTGGGTATATTCCCTCATTGATGCTCTCTATTGTTGCTGTGCATTTGGTAAAGGGAATACCGCCATTTGATATGTTTCCGTTATGAAGGGTAAGTATCATTACCCTGTCGGCTTCTGTCTTATACATAAGCTTCTCACAGAGTATGTGAAGCTTCTCATGGTTCCTCATGCTAAGTTCCATCTTCCTGTCATGGTCTGCCTGTTCGTACTCCTTGTATTTGCGGAAGATATATGTAGGGTCATTGATGAAACCCACCGTAAGAGCCACAATAAGGAGTATAAGAAGGCCTTTGAATATTGTGGCAATCCTGTACTTGTCAATCAGCTGCAAAGCCTTGTCAAGCCAATTCAAGCCCTTGTCAACCTTACTCATGTCTTCCATACAGTTCCTCCAATCTCTTTTGCTGCCTTTCTGTCAGCTCAATGTCTTGCGCCTTGTTAATCTCATAATATGCGGATAAGTCCTTGGAATTAGCTGCATAAATGTATGTGGCTGACGAATAGTTGAGAATATCGTCACCTTCCTTCCAATCGGTAAGGAGGAAGCCTTCATCAGGCATAAGGGTTACGTAACCGTCATGTTCCTTCTTAATCATTTTCCTCAGTATTTGAATCCGTTATAAATGCTATACCTTCAGTCACCTTAGGTATCGAAACCTTCTGCTGTTCTGTGGTATTGTCAAGATAAATCATATTCGTTCTTTAACTGAAATAGAAAACCTCCCCTCATTGAAAGGGAAGGTTCACTGTCAAATATGTAGTTTTAGTTTAGATAAGGCCTGCGATTATCTCTGCATCAACCTCATAAGGATAAGACACAGCTGTATCCTGAAGGGTAATTGTGAACATATTACCATCTGTTCTTGCCGTACCTGTCTGACCGCCACCTGTTGTAGCTGTAACAGCTTCATCATATCCGAGATACCAATAGATACCGTTAGCATCTTCCACAATAACTGCGAGCTCATTTACAGAGAGGGCTGCCATTTCTGTACGCTTTACAGTGTCCATTCTGAGCATGTTGAATACAAGGTCTGTAGTCACATAATTAACTCCATTTGCAGGGTCAATTGTGTTTGTAGAAGTGAACGAACCTGCACCCTTGCGTAATGCATATTCATAGAACTTCTTTGCTTCTACCATTGTGATAGCTGAGATTTTACCCTCAGTCACCTCAACCTTTGCAACATCCTCATAAGCTGCAATATACACCTTCTTAATACCACCCATCGAAGTGGCGCAATCTCTTGCGAGACCTGCGATTGCCTGATTTACACAACTCATGATTCTTCTAATTTTTAATTATTATTATTAAGAAAGTGCAGCGTAAACTACTTGGTCAGGGAAAGCTACCTGAACACCTGCATTGAACTCAATTGCGAGACGGAACACACCGTTATCCTTTGAGTACCAAAAATCAAACTTCTCCTCGTCACCCTCCATGTCAGTACCATAGTAGAGATTTGATGCTCTTGACATCACAATCTTGCTTGTAGCGTTAAGACCGTCAACGGCTGTCACCTTGATGGTAGTGCCTGGGACTACAATCTCGAAGTTCTCATTGTTTCCTGAATAATGGTAGAGGTTCTTCTCTACAAGCTCCTGAACGTAAGCTACATAAAGGTCTGTACCTACGAAGATTCTAAGGTCTTCCTTGAGCATTGTCGGCTTGACAGCTGCTACAACAGCCTTGATAGCATTGTAAACATTTGTCTCTGTCTGACCTGATACAGTCACCTTGCCTTCCTCAGCTTCAAGAATCTGAAGGAGACCGTCAAACTGTTCTGTACCCTGCCAAATACCCTTCTCAAGACCTGCCTTCACGTTAGCTACAACAGCATTGATGAAGTCCTCCTCGAAAGGAAGTGTCTTTGTGCCTGCTGCGATTCTTACCTCATGCTGAGCATATGTCTTGAGTAAGTTCTTGTCGCAATATTCCATGTTCACCTTAATAAGACCTGTCTCGATAAGGCGCTGAGAAAGTGTCTGTTCACCTGCTGCATTGAAACCGCAAGCTGAACCATCCTGAAAATCTACATCAGTAGTAAGAAGGTTGATTGCAGCGGAAGTCTTGATACCTGTCTGAAAGTTGATGAGACTTGCTGTACGAGCTCCAAGCACCGCTTCTGCAATAAGACCTATTCTGTTCTGCTCCACATACTCAGGGAGCGAAGTAACGATTGGATTTGCCATAATTTTGAATTATTTAAAAGCGTTATTTACCTCAGATAGGCAAACCCTCATCCCCATAAAAAAAGGGGCTAAAAAGCCCCTTAAAATCCTAAATGGAAGGTATTTACTTTCTCTTTAAAGCTGCTGCGTACTTTGCTGCGCCCTTGACCTTCTTCTCCTCCTGCTTGATGTTCTCAAACTGTTCCTCGGCTGACATTGCAGCAGGCTTCTTCTTGAGTTCCTCGATTTCCTTTCTGAGCTCGTCAACCAAAGCATAGAGCTTGTTTACTTCCTCTCTGAGCTTGACGATTGCTTCTGTATCTGTCTCCTCACCTTCGTTAGTTGGATTCTCGATTGTAGGTTCGACAATCTCCTCAAGCTTATTCTCCTCAGGCTTCTCCTCAGGCTTCTCCTCAGGTTTCTCCTCAGGTTCCTTTTCAGCTTCCTCTGCAGTGATGTCCTCGATTTCAGTCACCTTTCCATCTGCATCTACCGTCACCTTGTAAGTCTTAATTTCTGTAGTGATGACATATTCATCTGCAGGTGCCTGTGTTCTTGTACCGTCCTCGGCTTCAATCTGCACTGCATCACCTACCTTGATTTCCTCATCACCTTCCCATACAAGAATTCCCTTGTCTGTTGCTGTCGAACGCATTTCCATATTGATGATTTCGTTCATGATTTTCATTGCGATTTTCTTTAATTTAGTCATATAATCTTCTTTTATTGTTTCCGTCACTCTTTCCATTTCCGTCACTGTCTCAATCGAAAAGCCCTTGAACTCTCCTGACTTCACAGATTCCCAAACCTCGTCATTAAGAATCTTGTAAGTACCGAACAAGCTACCTTCCTCAATGTCCTCGAAACCGACAGGACTGATACCTCTTGAACTGTCCTTTACGTAAACCTCTTTAAGGAAGACATAATCGACATACCTGTTGTGATTATGATCCAGATTCACGCAGTTGTGAACTCCGTCAGCCAACCATTTCTCCACCATGACTTCGATGGTCTCCTTATCGAACACCACATAGTATTCGTACCCGTCAGCATCCCTTCTGTAAATCGGATGGTCAGCCCTCATCAGAACTCCCGTGACGATTCTCTTTTCCTCGTCATCCACCTTGAACTCCATAGGCTTCACCTGCCTGTCAAAGGCCATAAAATCCTTCTCCACTGCAGGACAGTCAACCAAACTCACTGTAAACATTCCTGTCTCCACTGACGTAATCCTCGCCTTATATATCGGTAATCTCTCCATTGCCTTTTTATCTGAAATAGAAGAAGGGGCACACATTAAAGCCGATATTTGTTTAATTCCTTGAGTTTTAGTATCTTTGCATATGTAAACTAAAGTAAAGATGGAAGAAGTTTGGAAAGACATTAAGGACTATGAGGGACAGTATCAGGTCTCTGATATGGGAAGGGTGAAGAAGACTAACGGTAAAGTGTTAAATAATGTAATAAATAAACACACTGGATACTATCAAGTTAATTTACATAAGAATAAGGAAAAACACACTAAAAGGGTTCACCGCCTTGTAGCAGAAGCATTCATCCCAAACCCTGACAATAAATCTGAAATTGACCATATCAACACTATTAAGACTGATAATTCAGTGCAGAACTTGAGATGGGTTACACATAAGGAAAATCAAAGTAATCCTTTAACCCGTAAAAACATATCAAATGCTAAGATGGGAGGTGTACCATGGAATAAAGGTAAAACCTACACAGACGAACAAAAAAACAATATCAGTATAGCATTAAAAGGCAGATATGGTGGCTGCAAAAATCCTCATGCTAAAAAAGTTGTTAAGTTTACTGAAGATGGAAACTTTGTTTGTTTATACGATTGTCTGAAGGAAGTGTATGAAAACTTAAATGTAAGTCAACCATTGATGTCTAAATATATGAAAACTAAAAAAACAATAAATGGTTTCAAGTATGAATATGCTGACACTATTCCGTTAATGGGTGGTCTTCCTGTTCGAGGTAGGATAACAAAAAAGGGAGCTTAACACTCCCTTTTTCTAAAACTCACTCTCCTGTATTCGTACCCGATTCTTGTCAATAGCATTGAAGACATCCGATTCTACTAAATAAACTCTCTGAGATTTGTTAAGCTCGTCATATTCCTTCGCTCCTGTTACGTTCCTTGTATAGCTGAACGGCATTTCGCTTTGGAAGGATGAGACATTCGGTGTTGATGTTGCTGCACCTGTAAGTGAGCCACCCCTCATGTCCTGATTCTCTATCGCCTGTGTATTTGCAACAGCCATCGCAATCATCGCTGCAGCATTTATACCTCCGACAATCGGGCCTGCAATCGGGCCCAGCTGCATTGCAGCTGCAAAGGCCTGAACAGCTCCCGAAAGGGCTGAAACCCATGCCTGAGCCTTCTGTATTCCCTTGAGCTTCTTTGCTTCCTCCTCACTTATCTCTCCGTTCTTCTCGGCCTGAGCTTCCATGTTGGCATAGATGGCATCGAAGACATTTGCGACAGTATCAAGACCGACAGAAGTATAGTCGAGGTATTTCATGAACTCGTCAAGAGACTTCTTCTGATTGTCCAAATCCTCCTGTCTCATCCTCTCCTTCTCAGCGTACTTGGCTTCATCTATCTCCAATTCGATGTCCGCAAGCTGCTGTTGATATTCCAACATCGCTTCTGTATCTCCGTCAGATTCAGCATTCTTGTAGAACTCGGAAAGCATGTCCTTCCTCTTTTCGAGGGCTGCGAGGGTTATAAGATAAGCCTTCTTCTCCTTCTCGCTGTCGGTTCCATCGGAAATGGCATTGCGCCTTAAAGCCCTGTTAGCTTCCTCATTGAACTCCTCAAGCTCCTCAAGCTCCTTCTCCCTGTTCTGTTCCCTCAGCCTTTCCTCATTCTCATATCGGTTCTTCTTAATCTCCAATATGATGTCTGCCTTTCGCTGTTCAAGCTCCAATATGGCATCGGCATTCGTCTTCTCATCCTCCTCAAGCTTTGACAGATGCTCCTCCACCAATTTCAATTCCTTCTTCTTGAAGGTATCGATGATGGCATACTCTGTCGCTTCCTTCTGCTCTGTCGTCTTGTTGCTGATTTCGTTATATTGGAGCTGTTGGTTAAGACCATGCTCAAGAATAGAATCAAGCTTATTATAGTGGTCTTCGAGGTCTTCTACAAGCCTTTTCTTTTCCTCATATGACAGCTTTTCGGAATTGAGCTGTTCATCCAATATCTGTTGTTCCAACTTCGCAACAGATTCAAGCTGTACGGGGACTTCATTGGCTTCTGCCAAGAACTGTTCCATTATCTCCAACCTCTTTGCGCTCAGTTCCTTGTTAATCTGATATTCAGCCTTGGCCTTATCCTCCTCTGTCTTCGCTGAAATTCTGTTGTATTCCAACCTTCTCTGATAGATGGCTTCGAGGGTTTCAAGCTCTATGTCACAGCGCTCTGACGCTGACTTCTGCTCGGTGCTGATTATATCATCCAAGAGAGAATTTAAATCCCTCTCTCTGTAAATCCTCTCCAACAGTTCATCGAACTCCCTCTGAGCATTTGCCAAATCCTTCTTTGCCTGCCTTGCCTTTCCTGACTTTCCGCTGTCGATGGCTGTCTCCAAGCTGACCTCAGCTTCCAATATCTTCTCATACTTCTCCGTAAGAAGGTTGAGAGCTGCCTGAGCCTTAGCTCTTTCCAAAAGGCTCTGCACGGACTTCCTTACCATATCTGAGAACGTACCGTCAGCCTTAGCTGCCTTCCTCAGATTCCCCGCATACTTCTCAGCCATCAGAGCATTCACATTGGTCTGATTTGCTTCCTGACCCAATTGAACCAAAAGGGCTTTCGCTGCCTTCTCTCTTATCTCCCAAGCTGTCACCAATGACTTATCGGTAGCATATCGGTAAAGGGTTTCGAGTGTGGCAAGCTCCTCAGCCTGTGAATTAAGTTCCTCCTTCCATGTCTCCTTGATGGCCTTTGCATATTCCTTCTGCGTCATTTCGCCATCCTTCATCGCCCTGTTCTTCTTGACGAGCGCAACAGTGACGGCTGTTATGGCTGCTGCAGCTGTGATGAGAAGGCCTATCCATCCTGCCTTTCCTAATGCCTTTCCTGCTGTCTTGATGGCCTGTGTAAGTCCTCCTATCCTGTCAACCATTCCCTCAAGACCTTGAAGACCCTGCACAAGAGCCATGGCTGCCTGAAGCTTGACCATCACCTTTTCAAACTCCTCAGATTCTCCACCTGCAAGAACCATTGCAGCCTGAAGCGCTGAGAATCCTGAAACCACACCTGACGTAATACCTACCACATTGGACAGCTGTTCTCCAAAATCCGCAACAGCATAACGTGACTTTTCGTTCATGTCACGGAGCTTGAACTGAGCATCGGAAAGCTTGTTCATCGCTCTCTCATAATCCTCAGTTCCCTCCTCAGCTTCCAACAGCTCCTTTCTTGCCTGCTTTATCTCATCCTTCAGCTTCTTGAAGGCATCCTCTATGTCGTTCGAGTAGTTACCTACATTACGCTGATAATTGCCGATTTCGGCATCCATGCTCTTGAGCTGTGAATTGATTTCAGCAATCTCAGCTCCAATCTCCTGTCTCCTTACCTCGTCATTTGTGGCCTTCCACTCCTTCTTGAGCTGAGACATTCGGAAAGTGAGGGCGTCATATGAGCCTTCGAGCGCAACCGCTTCCTTCTTCGTAAGTCCCATCACCTCATTCAGAGCCCTTGTATCGGCCTGAAGCTTTGCGACAGCATCATCATACTCTGCCGTTCCTTTGTCCAAGTTCAGGATGTTGTCCCTCAGCTTACCGATTTCTTCCTTGAGCCCCTTGACAGTCTTCTCGGAATTTCCTGTATTGACCGTCAGAACCACCTTATATTCCTTCTCTGCCATGATTAATCATTTTATCTCAAATAGCTTATTATCGGTAGTTCGCTTTGTCGTTAACCCTTATGAACTCCACCTTTGTAGTATCATAGGAAGCGGGGTTGTAATCGATTATCCTGTTCATCACCCACCATGCTCCATCGAAGAAGTAGAACCTTCTGAGCCAATCGCCCAATACCTTCTCCTTGAACAACAGCCTGCACGTCACAATCCTTGTGTCCACACTGTATCTGTCAGACATAAAGTCCTTCCAATACCTTGTGTAAAGGTTTGAACTGTCATCTATCTTCCATCCGTCAACATACATTTCCTGTGGCGTTCCGAAGTCCCAAGAATCCAAGACCCATCCGTTATCGTCAACCATGTATCTTGAGAAGGAAGGAAGTGAGCTTACCTGTCTTGCAATCCTCTGTCCTCCGGCATCGTACTCATCACATGTCCAAATCCACATCGGGTTTCCCTCATTCATCTGTTCGAACTGCACAATATTGTCAGTCAGGTAATAAGGAATTGCATTTCCCTCCACATCAGTCATAGGCTTCAGCCCATTGAAGAACACAAGCACGTCAGAACCATCCTCCTGAGCGTTCTTTGAGCCTGCAAATGACAGCTTTGGCATGTTGTCAAGATAAAGTCCCGACTTGTACCATCTCACGCCATTTCCGCTGTATTTGGGGCTTATCACCTGTCCTTCGCCTGTGTTGTATTCTGTGTCGTAAAGAAGTGTGGTACAACCTTCCAACATCCAAGCTCCGTAAGGAACATCGGTATCAGGGGCATAGGTGTTCGTGAAAGTCCTGTCAACCTTCCTGTTCATCACAGCCCCCTTGAAGGCATTGTCATCAATCAAATCCGTCACAGATACATCGAAGTTGTAGTTTGTGTCAATCCTCTGAGAGCCATAGGCCTGTCCGTAAACACTCTGATACAGTTCCCCAAGCTGCGAGCCTTCAATCTCATTGGCGAACCTGAACCACTTTGTGTTGAAGGTAAGGGGCTGTGTCTCCATGTCTGTCTCCCTGTCAACCAAATCGTTAACGTCCTTGTCTCCTCCTCCATGGAAAGTTCCCCTTGTCTCAATCCTGATTATCTTCTCCACACTGTCCTTGCTTATGTGCAGACCGAACATCTTGATATAAGACAGAAGATACTGTGCAGGGGTCTTGTCACCTGAAAGAAGCATCTTCTTCGTGATGCTCCATGTCCTTTCGTTCTTCTTTATCTCAGCATTGTCATAATTCCAATTGACGTTACATTCATGGGCAATCTCATCCACTCTGTCTGGGTACCAATAACCGTAAGGATTGTTCCATAATCTTCCAACATAACCCTTTGTGGAACCTAAGTCCAAAGTCTCGGTTGAAGTCACAATCTCAATCCTCATTCCGCTTGTGAAGGTAAGGTCAGGTATCTCGATTTCGTACACACCATTGTAGCCCCATCTGTAACGGTATGGAGCTGTTCTTGTGAAGTAATGTATGTAACGCTGTAACGGAGCCCTGTAGTCCATGCGGTAGGTGAAGTCAACAGCATCCGTCACATCGGAATAGAAACAGTATAACGGGCTTCCTCCAACCTTGTTTCCCTGAGCGTCATAAGCCACCGCCTGAACTGTATAGGCCATGTTGCAGGTGATGAAGTATTCGTCAGCGTCATGGTCATATATATGGGCTCCTGTATAGAGCTTCTGCCTATCGACAGGGGCTTCCGCTATTATGTTGAAGGGAAGCTTGAAGGTGAAGTCCTCACCCTCCACAAGACCTGTTATGTTGAAGTTCCCATTTGCATCCATCACGGCTGCTGCATCACCTTCCACCTCACCCATGATTTCACCGATAAGGGGCATCGTAAGCCATGCCTTGTTCCAATATGGGTTGTCGTCATTGAAGAAGGCTGTGTCAAGCTCGACTTCATACCCTCCGTTATTCTCAGGCTCGAAACAGGCTTCCAATATCTTTCGGACATTCACCACAGGCCTTTGATTTGAAGCCCTTAAATCCCTCATCTGCCATTCGTCCATATCATTGGCCATCTCGCCTGCAATCCATCCTCCAAGAGCCGAAAAACCCTCATTTTCGACTGTTATTGACCAATCCTCAGGTATTCCATTTGTGTTTATCGCAACCTTGTTAGCCGTGAAGTCCTCAGGAATACCGTTATATGCAGGAGCGAAGTTGACAATATCATACTTTTCATCCTTGAAAGTGCCCGAAAGGTGCTGCCATGCATCATATACAGTGTCCTTGTTTACGTCAAATGTAAGCTCATTGTCCCTACCATTGATGTAGCTCAGGTCTGCCAATGTCCTCTCCGAGCCGTTACCGTCATAGGAAAGGTTGTAAAGGAACTCTCCAAGCCCTCCATATAAAGTCATGTCATAGGTGATTTTTCCATTGTTCCTTCTCACTCTGTCCAATTTTCCATAACCTGTCTCCATTGGCTCACCGTTCATATAAAGGGTGAAGGGAATTCGCTTTGCTGCTGAGAAGTCAGCGCCTGTGACCCCTGTTCCTGAAGTGGAGATTCTTGTGGCATCGTACCAATGACCGAAAATCCTGTTGTTTGCAGGAGTACCGTCAATCTGTATCGTCTTTGAAAATGAATTCTTGACTATTGTAGGGTTTATGACATCCTCGGAAGTATAGTTCATCAGAACCTGTGGAAGTTCGCTGAACTCCACCTTGTGTCCTCCCAAATACAGTTCTATTATCTTCATATACCTTTTAGCTCAAATAGTCGTAATCACAGCCGAAGGCATGAAAAAAAGGTGGTATCACTACCACCTTTCAATAGGTTCGGGTCTCATTAGAACCTTACCTTAGGCTGAGAAGCTTCCACATTGAAGGAATATGATATGAGCTTCCTGTCCCTCGCCTTGTTCTTGTGCTCCACCGTCTCATCCGTCATTATTACAGGGATTACCTTGTCTTCGTACAAATCGTGAAGGTAAGCCATGTTCGTCTCCAAGACCTCCCACATCCTAAGGCTCTCATGTTCCCTGAGCCAACCTGTATTGAGCTCATATTTGGTTCCGATTTCTGCGAGGTATCGGGACTTTCCGAACTCAGCTGTCTGATTGTCGTAATTCTTTGTATAACTGTACTGTGTGACGTTATCTTTCTTGCTTACCCTACCCATCACAGGGAACCAACACCATCCTCCCTTAGGGCTGAGATAGTACAGGACGTAACGGTATTGACAAGACCTAAGAACCTCATATCTCTGTCCTCCCAAAAGAATCACATCTGTATTGGAAGGAACGGCCACACTCATTGTCTTGTAATCGTGAGCATCGGCTGAAATTGAGCCTGACTGTACCTGTCCTCCTGAGATAAATGTATAAACATCTGTCTGAGGATTGTTGTCATTTATGTTGCAGCATGTAATCAACAGTCTCTGACCCTGAACGAAGTAAGGGATTATGCTCTCCGAAAGGATGAACGGACTGTCATATGTGTAGCTCCAATCGTACTTGAAGTTGTATGCAGGGGTGGCTCCGATTATACCGTCATAATCGATTCTCACTGTCTTCATGGCGTTATCATGGTGTCTTACAGTACCTGTTGTCGCAACCAATTCAGGAATCTCATCCATGTATATGTAATCCTGCATAATCCTGTTGAGATAAAACCTGTTGGCTTCATCGCTGGGTCTCTTTGCTGACCTTCCCTTGAAGAACACATCATAGTTCTCATCCAACAGTTCATATACCATGTCATCGTCAGGAAGCTCGACAGGCAAATCCTTCCAAATGAGATTGACACCCTCAGGCTCCTGTTCTTCTCCTCCTCCTGAGCCTTCCTGTGTCACAGTAAGAACGGCTGTGTGCATGATGTCATCGTTACCTACTGAGCTGAACGTCACAGTTCCTGTCCTTGAAGAAGTCGAAGTGTTACGTGCCACTGCAATTCCCCAAGGAACTATTATGTACCCTGCTCCTGTCTGATGCTCTCCCTCACTTACAACAATCCAACTGACGTCAACCTCAGGCTCGTCAATATCAACCTCCTCTGTCCATCTGTAATCGGCCTTGCAGACTGCAGCTCCAAAATCGAAGACACCATCTGCCGAGAAGTTCATCACGGTACGGTAAAGGGATAATGAAGATTCTTCCCCTGCACCTCCTGCAGCCGACTGTACCGCCACATATTGAGCTGTTATGTATTCTCCGCTGTCAGCCTGATATGAGAAGTTCACAAGCGCTGTACGGCTCTCCGTGAACTCATTTGCCGTCATCGTGATTGTATAGACTGTCGAACCTCCTGTCGTTCCATCTGATGTTGCGGTACACCATCTGATAGGGATAACGCCTGTTGAAGAAGCTACAGACACATTCAATGTCTTTCCTGACGGGTATGTGGCTGTTATGGCCTTGCTTTCTCCTTCTGCTGCAAATGAGCCTGATGTTGAAGAAAGGGTAAGTCCTGCAGGTCTCTCCTCTCCATCCTGCAAGCCTGTGAAAGTCTCGGTGGCACTCGAACCCTCAGGGCTTGAACAGCTGAATATCAGCGGTATATTACGTTCATACTGAGTGGCGGGGACGTGAATACCGTAATAAATCTCTACTCCATTATCTGTCACTGTGACGGATTCCTGAGATATGGTCACGTCAGGCTCCGATGAATAAGGGGTGGAGATATATGACGTGCTTGTATTGGTATAGGTGATTGTGATATACTTTGTGGCTCCACTCTGAGGGAAAGCCAAATCCGCATATCGGTTTATTGAAATTGTAGGTGCTGCCATTGGGTCTTCCTTTTCTTCTACTGTTATTGTCTTTGATATTGTGTTTTCTCCATCTGTGATTATGATAGTTGCTGTTGGTGAGTTGTATTCCTCATTGATGTAGATTTGATATGTTGTGGTCTGTGTACCGTTACCGTTATCAACTGTCTGTCCTTCCGTTATGATAATATCGTCAGGGGTGTTGAAATTGACTGTCTTTCCTGTGAGGTAGGTGACGGTGAAGGTGGTATCGGTCTGTTCCTTGACTTTTGGGGGAAGGTCTGAAATTAGCTTGATTCCTATTCCATTCCAATTATAATATCCCAAATAATACTCATCTTGACTGAGCCATGTCGAATAGTCGGAAGCATAAGGATAATTAAGCGTACCTCCTGTTGCAACACCACTGAAGGTGTAATAATATAATGACGGTGCAGGGTTTGAATCTATCGTTATGTTTATGAGCTTAGGGCAATGAGCAAATGTACTTTTTCCTATCTCTGTCGTTCCTGAACCAATTGTCACTCCTGTAAGATTGTCACAATAGGTAAAAGCATAATCACCGATTATACTTACATTATTGCCTATTGTAATGTCCGTCAATCTTGAACAGTATTGAAATGCGTTATTCATTGTCTTGTTACCGTCACCTATAACAAGATTGGTGATGCTTGTTCCTGAGAACGAATTGGCTTGCATTACCGAAACAGAAGACGGAATCTCTAAAGTCCCTGATAACGGAACATTCTGGAAAGCTCTCTCACCGATTGTATTTACCCCTGTCCCCAAATCTATTGAAGCCAATCTTTCACAGGCCACAAAAGCATGACTACCGATTGACCTGAGAGAATCGGGGAAGGACAGCGAAGTTATATACCTGCAATCATAGAAGGCATAATCTCCTATAGTGCTGACGTTGGCACCTAAACTGACCGTACTTAGGTTTCTGCATTCATAAAACGACTTATTGCTAATATAAGATGTATTGGAGCCTATTGTCACAGCGCTTAACGCAAAACATTGAAAGAAACACTGCGAAGGGATATAATCGCTGTTTACGTTCACACTTGCAAGATTTGGACATTGATAGAAAATATCGGTTTCCATTTCTGTTACACTGTCAGGTATTGTCACTGTCTCGATGGTTGATTTCTTGAAAGCTCCCATACCTATTGAAGTTACAGAATCAGGGATTACCAAATTCCCTGAAACACCCGTACATTCACTGAAAGCATAATCACCAATAGTTGTGACATTATCTCCTAAAACAATTGAAGAAAGAGAAAAACATTGGTTGAAGGCATAATTACCGATTGTCCTTACACCCCCAAAATGAATTGTCTGAACGCCTGTATTCCTGAAGGCTTCATTTCCTATTGTCATTATGTTGTTGGTAAAAGTGACTGCCGACAAATTACTGCAAGAAGAAAAACAATTATTGCCTATCGCTGTCAGGCCTGAGCCAAATGTAACTCCCTGTATCTTCGTGCCATCAAAAGCATAATCACCTAATTCCGTAAGGGAATCAGGTAAGACCACTGAATTACGTAAATTTGTACAGTCCTCGAAAGCTGACGTACCAATTCTTGTAATACCTTCACTGAACGTCACACCGTAAAGTCTGCTGATTCGGTAGAACATATTATCAGGTACGGAATCACCGCTTAGTATGAACTCAACTGTATTGTTGTTGATTTTCAACAGCCTTACAGATGTTGTAGGTTCATATGTCTCACCATTCACAATCATTGAGCTTACACCTGATACTGTTGTACATAAGGTGGTGGTTGTACTTGTGGTGATATTACTGTACGTACATATAACGCTCGCCATATATCTTAATTTAGTTGCTGAGGGACTTGAACCCTCTTATGATTATCAATTATTTAGCCTTTTCAGGCTGTTATTAGGCATTATCTCAGGAACATCAATACCTTGTCCCAATCCTCTCCCAAATCCTCTATAAAGGCATTCAAAAGGCTTTCCCTCATCTCATCCTCCGTCTCCTCATTAGCCCTTTGGAGGACATGCTGTCCCTGCGTTCCCTTCTCTCCTATTGACCTTGAAATGAGGAAGGCCAACTGTTCCTCTGTAGGGAGATTCCCATCCCTCTCCCTCGGAATAACAGGTTTCGCCCTTATCCATTCCAATATAGGTTCGATTGGAGGTCTCTTGCCTGCTGACCTGCCTTCCTCCACATACCTCCAATATTTCTCCAACTCCAATTCCACCTCATATTCCACTCCCTTGTGATTGACCCTGAAACTGACGTCAGCCAATCTTCCTGTTGCTTCAGGAGCGTAAGTCGAATAAAGGGCTGAAACCCTCTGACCATATCTCTGCAATACTTCTTCCAAATGCTTGAACATACCTAATGTGATTTTATATACTGTTCCCTTCTTCTTCTTTCATCCTCCATCTTGTCCTTGGCATAACACAGGGTGTTGAGCCACTCAAATACATTCATCCCATAAACCTCGTTCCATGGAATCCTCTGTGTTTCGCTCACCCTGTCAACCATCGCTACATAGCTCCACCTTTGCGCAAATCCCTCAGCGCCTTCCTCAACTGAGCCTTCTCCGTCATCCCCTGTGTCTTCCTTATCATCCTCTCTATCTTCTTCTCCAAAGAGTGTCGGGTAGCTTCTATCAATGCTTTTGACAGTTCGAAAAAAAAAGCTGACAGTCCCATCACATCCTCAACATTCATGTCCCTTAACTGGATCTTCAACCCATCAATGTCATAGTCCTGACAATATGTCTTGCCCCTTGGGATAAGGAAGACGCTCAGCATCCCATATATCCCTTCCTTTCCCATCTGACGGAAGGTATTGTAGTCAATGTATTGAGATACCGTGATGTCTTTTACGTTCAGAACAGGAACAAGCTCATAATCCCCAATCTCATATACAGTCTTAACAGGATTATGCTTGGGGCTCTCTTTCAGGAACCAACTTTCCTGAGCCATCTTCCCATATTCATCCAATGTAAGGCTTTCAACCTCCTCTATTCCCATGTCGGCAAGAATAGATATTATCGCAATCTGCTTGTCGATGTCGGCAATCTCCTTGTCCTGCAGTACATCGCATATGTCGAGGTACTGTCCAATTCCCATGTCCTTGTAACTTGTAATCATCGCAAATGGTAAATTCCTTTCTTGTTTCCCTCCTTGTAGGCGCTCCATGAAAGCATAAGGGCAATCACCCTGTCGTCATGGTGTCCTTTGGGAGCGTTATATGTTATGTTCTTTGTCTTGTAGTTGTAATCGGCTTCATATATGGACAGCTCTCTCGCCTGTTCCTCGTCAGGCAACAGCGTTATCTGCTTCTGTTCGAACGCAACCTGCAATGAGCTCACCATATCTGCCTTGCTTGTGTTGGTAGTCACAGCCCCCTCGATTTTAGCCCACGGACATTTCTGTTTAAGTAACTCAGTCATAGGCGTTCCGATGGAATTGAGTTCGGGTCTCACATATTTAAGAACTCCCCTGATGCTCTCAAGATAGGCTCCGATTGTATCAATCTGCTGTGTTGTGTTCTTGTCATTGAAGTTCATTGTATAGACCTGTCTTCCCTTATCATCTATCACGCTGAGACTTGTGCTGTCCTCTCCGTTACCCGTTCCCCAATCGATTCCAACATACAGTCCTGTCGGCTTCTCTGTATAGGGCTTCTGAAGTGACTTGAAGTCTGTGAACACAACTCCGTCACCATCCAAGAATTCGCCCATGTATTCCGTCAGAAACTGATTCCTCGGAAGTGTATGCCTGTACTCCTCCATCTTCTCAGGGGGAAGAAGGGCTGAGGTATCGAAGTTGTTGAAGTCAAAAGCCTTTACGTTACCGTTACGCCTGTCCAAGCCCCTGTTCCAATAGTCCCAAAAGAATCCTTCCTTGAATTTTGGTGTCGATGTCATGAGAATAGGGGCACGGTGGACGTTAGTCCATGGAAGAACCAATTGGAAGATTTCATCAGATATGAAGGCGCACTCGTCAATGCATAGGATTCCCGATATGGTGAAACCTCTAAGGCTGTCCCTCTGTTCTGCTGACTTGAAGAATATCTTTGAGCCGTTAATCAGGACAATCTCCAACAAGGTCTCGTTCTTCTTCAATACCACACCGCTGTCGGAAATGCAGTCCAATATGTCGGTGAACACCTTTCGGCTCTGAGCCAATGTAGGGGAAATGCAGGCGCTTGTAGTCCTGCTGTATGTGATGGCGAATCTCAAAAGCTCCTGTTCCACCATTATAGACTTTCCCACCTGTCTTCGAGCCTTGACCACATAAACCTTTCCACTCCTGTAAGCCTTGTTCAATGCTGTATGGACTGTCAGCTGATGCTGCAGGGGTCTGTAGCCCACATAGGTCTTCTCATTGGCCTTAGCTGCCTTCCTTATCTCGGATTTCTCGATTCCGTTCTTATAGTTCTCTGGATGCTTGAGTCTATTAGAGATTTCACTCGCCATACTTAGGTAAGCTTTCCCATCTGTAACCTCCTGCAGTCCCTTTCGTCCTGACGGCATATGATATGCCTGAAGCACACATTCCTGTCTCCTCTGACGCTTCCTTTATGCTGCCGAAGGTTCTTATATACCTGCCTTCCTTATCGAGCATTATGACGGGCTTTCCATGCCTTCTGCGCATGGTCTCAGCCTGCTTCCTTATGCTCTCCTCACTTCTCTCCCTTCCTGTCATGGCTTCCGACAGTCTTTGAAGGGTTATAGGGTTGTTCATATTCTCCTGATATGTCACCCATCTTATGTTTGAAACCACATTCATAGTCCTGTCACCGTTGATATGGTCAATGCACGGCTTGTTCTCAGGATTAGGCAGGAAGGCTTTTGCCACCAATCTGTGAATATAGTAGTCCTTTCCCTGTATCAGCACCCTTTGGTAGCCTGTAGGGAGTGGTCTTGGTTTCAGTATCTTTCCCTTGTGTGATACCAATCCGTCATTACTTACGTAATAGTCTGTTCTTTCAATCTGTCTCCATTCTCTGTTAAAGTTCATCAAGTTCTACATATTTGACCTCCCCAATCTGCTGAGCATTCTGCTGCTCAGGCGGGGTTATATCAAGCTCTGCCCCTCCGAATCTGAAATGGATGACGGCATCGCCTGTCTTTGATGGGTCTATCTGTACGTTCGTTATGTTGTTTGTCTCGTACAGTCCCATAATCTTATCCAACTCCTTTAAGGCTTCTATCGCTGCCCTGAAGTTGTTTTTGTCCATGCAAGCTGCATAGACTTCCTCCAATCTTGTGATTTGAAGATTCTTCGCATTCTGCCTGTAATACTCGATGGTACGTGCATCATCCCTTCCAATCCACTCACAGGTTCGCCTTATCTCCCTTCGTGCAGCCTGTACGGAAAGATTGTACTTCTCCCCTAAGTAGGCCACTACATCCTCCTGTGTCTTGTGCTTGCGGAACATGCCGACAATCTCCCTATACCTTTCTTCTCTTTCCCTTGACGGCAGTTTGTTTGAGCTCTTTCCCATCTTTAATCACAGCCTTTTCCTCTAAGTTATTATCAATCAATTCGGGTTCGGGTGCTAACACAACCTTCTTTTCTTTCTCCCACCATTCTCCAACCTTTCTCAGGAGATTCAACTGACAGGCTGAACAGCTTGGAGTGAAGGAGATTTCCTTGTGTCCCAATCCCTCCCAAATCTCTTTTAATCTCATGGCGTTCCTAAAACCCATGTTTCTTGCGTACCCTCTCTGAGCCGTTCTGAATTGTGTTTCCAAGCTCAGGAGAAAATCTATGTCTTCCTGTTTCATTCCTTTTAACTGAAATAGTCCCATACTCTGTTGATGAGCCAATACATCATGTCCCTGAGCATTTCAAACAGGTTCTTAATTACCGGCGTCAGACAGCTTATTATTATTATAAAGGTATAGGAATAAACATCGAGGAATCCTTGAAGGCATACATAAAGGAGGAGAATCCAATGCGTCATACATAAGCTGCAGTCGAAGGGCTTTAATCTGAATTCCCTGTAAGGGGTCTTCCTTGCAATCCTCCAAATCCCTTTCTTGACGGAGGTAATAAAGTCTGTCTCGTCAATTATAAGCGTCACCGCCACAGCAATACAGAACATCTTAAACCAAATCATACAGCAGCTCTATTCTATCTCTCATGTTATCCCTTATCTCCTTCACCATGTTCCTTGCGCTCATTCCTGAACAGCCGAACATTTCTCCCAATTTCTTGAAGGAACCCAAATCGCTGTAAAGCATCATCAGCGTTCTCTCATATGGCGTCAGCTCATGTTCGAGGACGTACATCGCAATCTTGCCCTTCACGGTCTCCTCGTCATCCCACATCCCTATCTCCTTCGACAGGTACTGTGTCTTTAATATTCGCACTTTTTCCTTGATACTTCCTGCATCCATGTAACTTCGTCTGTAATCTCATTATGTATCTCCCTCAGCCCTTCCGTCATGTTCCTGAACTTCCTGTACCTGTAATGGAAGGGACTTGAATCCGATATGTACTGATTCATTATTATTCGGGCAATCCAATAGTCCAACTGTCTTCCCTTTTCGTACAGGTCTATCAACTTGTCCTCATCCATGTTCAACAGGATTTCATAAATCTCTTGGCTCAGGTCATCCAACTCAGGGGCTGAGGTCTTTGCTGCATTGTGCACCATCCTCTCTATATGACCCTTCTTCGCCAATTCCTCCACAATCTCATACTTCGTCATCTGAATTGTTCATTTCCTATAAATATCTCCTATTTCAGAAAAAGTACGGTTCAGGCTGAAAAAAATCAAGTCACACTTGTTTTTTTCCTATTCACAGCCTATATTTGCCCCTGAAACTTTGAATGCAGGGTTTGACGATTGTCAGACAAAAGGATAAATTATTGATGCTCAGGCAATTAGGGAGCATAGCTCAGTTGGTTTAGAGCATCTGCCTTACAAGCAGAGGGTCGGGGGTTCGACTCCCTCTGCTCCCACTAAAAGAAGGCCAAGCCCTGTCAGAGTAATCTGACGGGGTTTTGTTTTATCCTGAGCCTTTGAAAGCCTGAGCCTGTACATCTTTCTCCACAGCCATTTCTCAGCCCGAAAAAATGGCTGCAAAACAGGCTGCAAATAGGCTGCAAAAACATTGTCAAATACCTGATTATTATTAACTTATTTAATTTTCAGGTTCTTATGAGAACGACATCATCTATTAGTTTCGGCTGCAGGCCATCGAAGACAGACAAGAAAGGTTTGTCCCCTATTGAGATTACTGTCACCATCAATTCCGACAGATTCACTTTCAATCTTCCCCGCAAGGAGTACCCTGCTGTATTCAAGAGGGACATGTCAAGGAGGAAGTCCGACTTATTCCAATACTGTGAGGGTGTACGTACTGAGGTTTCTTCCATACAGACTGATTTGATTCGTCATGGAATTCCTGTAACGGCTCAGACATTGAAGGCCTACATTAAGAACGGAGGTATCAAGTCCTATACAGTGAGGGATTTGGTTTCTGAGTATCTTGAAGGGATAAGGGTTCGTTCGAGTGTGCGTACTTACCGCAAGCATGAGCTTATATATGATAGGTTCATTTCCTTCATGGGAGAGAGGGAGTTATCTACAATAGTTCCTGCCGACATACAGAGGTTTTATGACAGTCTGAGGAGTGAAATGAGGGATTCCACCACCGGAGGAATGATGACCAAACTGAAGGCGTTATTCCGTTATGCCTTTGACAATAATATAATCAGTGTGTTTCCCTTTAACGGTATAAAGATTACTAAGGGACAGCCTGACATCGAATATCTGAATGAGAAGGAGTTGGAGAGGATAAGGAAGAAGGATTTGCACTGTGAGAGGTTGGACAGGGTGAGGGATTTGTTTCTCATGCAGGTTGCTACAGGATTGTCATATGCCGATTTGTCTTCCCCTTTCAATATGAGTGAGAGGAACGGTGTTCATTACATCAAGGGAAGGAGGGTCAAAACGGGTGTGGAGTTCACTGCTGTTGTTCTTCCTGAGGGTGTTGCTATTTACAACAAGTACAGGGGTGAATTACCTATGGTGACAAATCAGAAGATGAATGCTTATTTGAAGGAGATTAGTGATATATGTAACGTTAAGCCGATAAAGACGCATATGGGAAGAAGGACTTATGCTACCATGGCTTTGTCCAAGGGTGTTGCGATTACTACCGTTAGTAAGATGTTGGGTCACAGGAATACCAATATCACGCAGAAGCATTATGCCAAGGTATGTGATGATACTGTATTGAATGACGCAATCAAGATGCTGTAGTCAGATTGGGTGATTTAAATAATGGGAACTGTACTTTTTTAGTATGGTTCCCATTTTCTTTTGTGGTAGTCTCAGATACAGATTATGTGAAAATATGGTCAAATATAGTGGGAATTATGTGAAAGTTTGCTCCTATTTGAGTTAAAACAGGTGAAAGATGACGTTAAGTTTGATTAATAACGTAACGAAGACCGAATACAGGTATGAGGTTGGAGCTGTTGTAGGTGGCCTTTATTATGACATTGAGGTGTCTTTGGATGATGGCATGTCAGACGGTGAATACACTTACGGATTGTATGATGGTGACAGGCTTCTGTCCTATGGTCTTTGTCAGATTGGCGAATACAAATCTGAGACTAAGGAATATAATAAGAAAAGTAAGATAATACAGTATGGAGGAAACTAAGAAGATTCAGATGGCCTTTGCTTCCATTGAAGAGTATGTGACTAAGGTGATACCTGACAATACAGTTACGGAGGTGAAGGGAAAGGATTTCATGGCTTGGGGAAAGGACAATCATTATCCTGATTTCCTTTATTCTCTTTATGAGACTAACAGTACACTGCAGTCCATCATCAACGGTACGGTAGATTATGCGATGGGTAATGAGGTTCAGGGCGATAAGCCTAACCCCAAGCAGGATTTGGAGGAGTTCTTGAGCAAGGTGTTCGGTGATTATGTCATTTTCGGAATTGCTTATGTGAATGTGTTGAGAAGTCTTGACGGTAGCAAGATGACTTTTTATTGGATGGATGCGAGGAAGGTGCGTTCGAATGAAGACAACACAGTCTTCTATTATTCGGATGATTGGAGTGTATCATATGGAAGGGTCAAGGCGATTACGCTTCCTAAATACACTGAGGATGGTACTGACGGAAGCTCTGTGATTATGATTAAGAATCCGCTTTCAAGAGGCTGTTATGCTGTTCCTGTATGGGCTTCCGCTATTAAGGCTGTCGTTACTGAAACGGAGGTGACTAAGTTCCATCTTAATGAGGTAATCAACAATTTCTCTGCAAGTGCGATAATCAATTTCAACAATGGTGTTCCTGAGGATTCGCAGAAGGATGAGATTGAGAAGAACATATCTGAGAAGTTTGCGGGAAGTGAGAATGCGGGAAGGTTCCTGTTGGCTTTCAATGACGGAAAGGAAAGGGCTGTGACTGTTGAAAGGCTTGGGGGTGATGACTTTGACAAGAGGTATGATGCTGTGTCGAAGAAGTCAAGACAGGACATATTCACGGCTTTCAGGGCTAATCCTAATCTCTTTGGTATTCCTACTGAGAATCTTGGATTTAGCGATGAGGAATACAAGAGTTCCTTCAAG